CTTAGGTTTACTAAGTTTGAAGAGCTAGACCCTAAACATTTTAAGAACATAAAGAAACATACCAGAGATACCAAGAACGAAGGTTACAAAAGGAACCTTATGGTCTATCACATGAACAGTAAAGGACATGAGTTTAAGACTTGGACAAGGGGCAATAAACTTAAGGTTGGGCTGAAGCTGATCGAGTTAATAATGATAAAAATTAATATGGTAAACCTAGTAAACAAGAAGGTAGGCAAAGCAACTACAAGTTACGTTGTTTTTACTGATAGGTTTATGAAGTATATAAGACAGGGTAGATCGAATAGAATTGCTGCTTTTCCTATCTACCTACCTTGTCTAGATGTACCTCGCCCTTGGAAGTCGATTGACAATGGTGGTTACTTTACAGACAGACTAAAAACAAAAGCAATCAAGAGTTCTAATCAAGACTACCTAAACACACTACGAGGAGAAGACTT